GGCCCGTTTTGGGTACTGGAGCTTTTCGGTCTGGAATAAAGGAACCTCGGATTTCAAGTTTTGTTAATTAAACTACGGATGCACCGCTCCACAAAGTTGATGTCAGGGTCCACCTTACTTCCGGTTGAACGACATCAGACAGGTCATAATCATAATCAGGTCAGCAATCATTATTAAGGTGGCCTCTCGACTCCTTTACAAACGATGATGACGCAAGTTTCTGCGAACCTGCTGCACTCTCTGAGCCGTACGTTCGTTATAGTTCGGGAAACGTTCGGACGGGACCCAGGCGCCGAGTGGGAACCTCTGGGCCGCTTGAAAACTAACAAATCTTGCCAGGTCCTCCAATCGTATTCCATTCATAATGTCCACTCGCTCAATGGGAACACCGGGATCGGCCAGCTCTCCAGAGTCCTCAATGCTCATCAATGGGTTGTCGGCTATGATACGCCGTAGAGTACCCACATCACTCTTAGAACAGGTATGATAGATCTGGTTGAGTGTCACTGTGAATCTTCCGATTCGAACGTGCGCGGTTATTACTTGACTTACTGTCCCATTCGGAAGCTCGTAGTCACGTCTTAGTTCAGCCAGGTGGTTGACACTGATGGTTATACGAGATAGGTAGCGGACCAACCTATAGAATCCATCACTCACCGAGAGGGATACCCCTCTCTCTCCTGCCCAGAGGATCCAACATAGAATATCGTCCTCTACTGCTTCCGTGGACGAGACCTTCGGCATGGTAGCCAAGAAATACTTAACACTCCACAATGGAAGGCTTCTAGTTGACATCCCAACCTCGACTAAATAATCTTCAACAATATTGTTACTAATGTCGCGAAGATCTTGCAGCACATCTGCAATAATTGGAGCGGGAAGGGGGCCAATGACGTTCGAGGAGGACAAGTCTTCTCGAATAGCAGAGGCATATTCTGCGCCAGAGGTGATCCGTTGAATTATTGAGTCCATTGTCGACGCAAACAGGATGTTCTTTCCTAGTTTCTTTAAATCAACTTGACGTGGCAACGCTGTACGCTGGTTGGATTTTCCCTTCGTGATTATCGTGTGTTCATCATTACTATTAGTTAACTCATCACTCCAACACTAACACTGGTTACTTTTGATACGGCCAGTTCGCGTTACGCATCTTCTTCGGAACCACTTAGCTCGTCTAAGTCTTCGGGTGGGTGTTCACCGTTTTCGATTGGAGGACATTCAAGAATGTCATCCGCTGGACTATGTACGATCTCTTTCGGCGCACTCCAAGAGCGAACCTCCACCTCGTCAGGAGCGAAAGGTTTGGTCATGATCGTATTCTCCATCAGCCCACTGAATTCTTCCTCTGTAGGAGATGCCCCGATGTAAAAATTCTGTAAGTGACGTCGAGTCTGAGCTCGTACACCGTTTCTAACCAACGTCGACGTATCGGCTAGAACGTCAAGATACCGTTTACCCTCGCTAACTTCATCATAAATCTCCCACAGACGATCATTCGCGGCTTGTATCAACTCGGTGGTACGGCCTACAATGACTGTGATATTAAATGATGCCAAAGTATTGTCCGAGTCGGCCCATTCGGAGTTGAACTCCATCCCGAACAAGGAACGAGTTCCTTCGAGTGCATTCGCGAGGTCAGAGGTTGCCTCGGCCATCTTCTTGAGTTTTCCGTACAGGAACTCGTCTGCCTCACGGTTCCGGTTAACTAATGCCCCAGCTCCATTGAGAACACCTGTAGCATATCGAATATCGTTGATGACTGGATTAATTGGTCGGTCTGAGACCTCGGCGAGTCTTTGTTTATAGTTCCGACGTGTCGTGTGTGGCATTTTCCCTATCTCAGTGTCTTTCCTAGTTTCTTTAATTCAGATCCTCTCCTGCGATGATAGCTGCTCCCAGTCCTGATGGCCTGAGGTAGGCCAAAGTTCGCGATGTGCGATGTGTGAGTGGTTGAGGCAACCTCTTTGTCCTCATAAATTGTAGGACCTCTCTTAGATCATTTTTGTAGACGCTTTCTTCATCCATGTCTTGGATCGCTAGGTCAAGAGACGATTCGCAGAATTTCTCGATCCACACGCTCGAGGGAGAATACCGGTAGTTGAATCTACTTACACTTGTATCAGGATTAGCACGAAGGATTGGATTCCAGGATCCAAGGGAGCGAATTATTATAGATTCGGGGGTAACCCGTGTTCGGGTCGTTGATCGTGTGTACAAGATGACCGGATAGGATGCGCCACGAGGTTCGACCTTGGGGATAATTATGAAATCAGGAAGACAAGATGCTATCAAGTGAGTAAGGATCTCATCGTTCGAGAATGTACGGAGTAAGAGATCACAGTGTGAACAACTATCGAGAAGGTCTGTCAGTAACATCTCCTTTCCTCCGGATTCCACGTCTACGACTACTAGGTCCACAGGTGTCCTCTCGAGACAACCTGAGGTGGATTTGCAACTCCAGTTTGGGTCTGAGAAAAAGGAAGGATGCCATGTGAACTGGGACGGGTCCCCTGAAATGGCAGTCTCCGGGGGGACTAATAATAATTCCCTCTGGGATATTGACGGGACAGCGGATCTAACATCTATCCCATATACCGTACAGCCGCGACTAGTTAGTATTGCCGGAATGGCTCCGTGCCCTATTCCCACCACTATGGCTTTTTGAGGAGGAGGTATGCCTCTCTCTCTCATCTTCTGGAACACTGTCGACCAGACTGAGTAAGCTGTTGTAGCAATGCCTTGACCTCTCCAATGTAAGTCTCGCAGACGATGTAGAGGGGAGTACGACTGGTCTATAGGAACCTCCGGATATAGAGAGAGATCCGATGTGACAGAGCAAGAATAAACCGATGGATCAACGGAGAACGATACAGGATGGACTTCTCCTACTGTTCGTGGAGAGGCCTGAATCTCTCTCGGCATGATTAGATCCTCAGTTACCCGCAACCTACGTTTAAACTCATCGGCGTCCTCTGTGGTATAACGGAACGGAGGCCACGTTTGTGCAGAATATGCAACATGGTGATTGTTGGTCTCCTCAGACAATATCCTCAGTGACATACGAACAACGTCGATGAGAGCCACACCACGGTGTCTATCACTCAGTTGTCGGCTAGCACAGATTCTGCCGACCCACTCCGTGGAACGCCTATAGAGGAGCCGCACTCGCTCGGTTCGGAAGAGTGCATCTCTCTTGAGGTGATATCCGACAAACGCTAACCATAGGCGAGCGAAGATTGCGATCGTCCTACTTCCGCTAGATGGAGAATCAGAACATAGAATCACCCGAGTATTTCTCCTCATCATAACTGATGCGCCAGGGTGCTTGTTCCGTGCGGTTCTTAAGTAAGAATACAATCTACTTTGTGGATCAAGACATCGTGATGTTCCTGGTCGATATGTTAACATTAACTTTCTCAAAAAATCAGCCTTCTGGAGTCGAGGGTGCAAGTATTGACGGGCTAAAGCACCGGCCCACTCGTTGAGAAAAATGTCAGACAGGTGGAGATCCTTCTTTGTATATAATAAAAGGGAACATTCGACTACAGCGTTCAAACACGTCCACGGGTTAACATTCATTAGTTCCGCGATATCGAACCGTTCTGTCGGGCGTAAAATTGCGAACTTAACTCGAGATCCGTCTAAGTCTAGACTCGCGCGCTGAAGCAGGGTGCTAGTTAAAATCTGGTGAGTGGAAAGTTTTTCGTTTGTCAAGGCGGGAACATGGGTAGTAGGATAACGAGTTGGTATCCTCTCGAAGCTTAACTTGTCAAGATACGCCAAAGCGTTGTTCGGAAACGATCGCCATCTAAGATCATTGTAAATAGGGAGTATGATTTTATCCGTCTCGAGCGCGTGCAATTGCGCTGGGTTGACAATGGTCCCTAGTGCCATTGGCGAATCAGTTCCTAATGATTCCCCTAATACTTGATGAAGATTGGTTAAGCATAGGTAGTGGTGTTGGAATATCACGGGGTAGTCGTCAATCCCTCCTTGTAACACGTCGCTATTATCAGAGGAAAGACTCAGGTGAGTTGGGACAGTTTGTGATCCTAGTACCCCGTAGAATTGATGGGCCAACGAGTCATGTCGATGCGCAGAGACCCCTCCATAAACCGTTGGCATTACACAACTTAGTTCGTCTAGAGTCCACGGGCAGCGTGATCTAACTAGGTCATCTAGGAGTCTACGTAGATTACCGTCCGCCCCCAACTGAGATGATATTAGACAGACTAGTTTAATCATTCGAAGTGTATCAGATGACATCATAAGCTTATAACCGTGATCGCTCCTCTTCTGCTTAGTCGTTGTCCCGAAATTTGGTGGATAGGTACCGACTGAGAACCGCAAATCTCTCCCACCAACCCTGGTCACCGCCGAGATACATGGTACTGTAGTTACATCTTTTGTTAGATCCCAAGACAGGGGAGAATCAACCGTCAAGGACTCCATGGACGTGTCCGAGGTCCATTGCTGGCGTAATCTCTGACAAATTACGAAGGCTGAGTTCGGACCGAGGCATACCCGAGTTCGGTTGATTCGGGCTTCTTTGAGACGCATCGCTATATACGCGAAACAGCTAACATTATTGTATTCGATCACACTGAGAAATTGGCCAACATCTGTCACACCCTGTACTGTTCTGGTCATTACGAATCGACCGTAGAGGTCGTCCTGTAACCCGGCTAAAGATGCTTTGTAAATATCAGATAAAATTACTGGATGTAAGGGTCGTGTGGTTACCAACATCCTTTGGAGTTTCTCCCCCTTCGTTGCCACATCAGACCCAAGAATTTCACGGAGCCAGTGGTTTTTTACCCCCCCAATCAAACAATTTTTCAAATGCTCTTTAATAATCCTAGCACTCTCTTTCGGTCGAGCGAGTGGAATACTATATGGATCCTGAACCAATTGAGATACATCAGGCTCCTTCGGCTTGTAGCGCCCGTCTAATAGAAGCTGTAGATCAGACCGAAGGAGATTCGCCCGACCGCCCGCATGTCTTAGTACCGCGGCGACATCCCAAGTTAACGGGTCAACTTCACCACGAATGATGAACCTCGACCATGGTAAGATAGGCAGACCGCCGAGTGTTCCTGGAAGTTCTAGTGTGAAGAGAAGAGACTCCCCTCGGAAGAGCAGATCCTGGAGAATCAGTCGAAGTTCTACATTTGGGCTGTAAGCCCTGAGATGTTCGAGATGATATAGCACCTGGAACGCCTGCCAGCCATAACCTTGAAAAGGGATTGGTATACAATTCGCCCCGATAATCGCAGATGAGCATATACTCGAAATTTCAGATGTTACACTCGGTAGATCACTGTCTGGCCGGGCGAATGTACGACTTAGAAACTTGAGTGCATATTGAGTGTGTACCCCGCGGATATATATCTCCTTACCATAAGTTAAGACAGTCGTGGAATCAAGACATTCGTCAGGTTTGACTTCGTGATTCAACATTTGGCATCTCATCTCCAACTCTGCTAACAATTTTGGCAGGATCGACGACCGATCCGAGTTATTTCGGAATAGTAACACTAACACCTGATTGTCACCTTGTCCCGCCATCAGGAAAGAGGTATCAAATCGGCTCAATGCCTGATAGACCATTACTATGGTACAAACCGTCCAAAGTTTCTGCTGTATGCCCTCGAATCCTCCGAGATGGTTCCGCCAAACCAGATCAGATTCGGGCCAGAGATGGGCTGATAACCCGGGGATCACGCCCTCCGGTAGTGAGTGTCTGTCAGTCAATGCGATGGTGGATGATGCAAAGTATTTGTGAACTTGTGAATATAACCCGGCCACACCGTACATACTATTTATCTCCATCGCGATTGACGAGACGAACGTATGACGGAATCTGAGATTCCATCTCGAGAAGTCTATCTCTAGTACGGCAGCGTTCCCCCGACCCCTCGTTGCGTAGGACATGTTGTAAAGACGTCGTTTTGCTTCAGAATCCGACATAGTCATAGTTTGCTGTGGGAAATAAATCGGGAGTAGGCTCTCTCCTAGGTTATATTCTAGTAACACAAAAAACATGCGCACTGTAAGGGGTAACTTGCAAAAGCAGCGTGCCGCTATTTTAAGTTCTCTCTCCTTCTGAGTCAGCTCAACATACCTTTCATCTTGCGAGAACCCACCCTGGGACATTCTATCAACGATCTCCTTCATGTCTATCTTGTCTTCGGATAATGCCTTGAGCAGCAAACGTCGTGGCTCGCACTCACGATCCATCGGCCGGAACCAAAATTCTGCCGCGTGTGCTGCCCCGGGATTGATTGCCTTATCATCTAACATTTTCAAGAAATCGAGCGAATAGTCGAAATTGATCATTTTCCTGAACTTGATGTAATCAAGATCCGATGTAGGGTAGGAGTCCATTGTTAACGTAGTGACGTGGTTGATCCAATGACGGTGTAGATCAGTTCCCGGTCGTGGAGGGTCTTTGAATCTTGGCCATTCCCCAAACTTACTAATATGGTTAGAAATAATGATGTGCCGAAATGCACGGACTGCCCTCAGGATAGCTAGTGGAACACTCTTGTCGGGTGTCATAGCTTCAGATCTTACGGATAAGGCAGACTTCTCAGCATAGACTATCGGATGGCCTGAGAGTTTGATCAAACCGAATAACTCGACCGTATCCCCTATATGCGTTAGTCCATTGATGAATTTAACGAGTTCGGGGATTATTGATGGTTTGTCTGTCATTTTCTTCTCCTTGCTAAGGAGTTTGTCCACCGTCCTAGCGAACGATGAGTAGGGTAAGATATCACCGCCCGTAAGACGTGTTAGGTGGGTCTTACACAGAGCTTCTGGAGCCTTTATCAACTCATATGCTTCATTTGAGTACCTATTTAGAGCATGCTCTTGCCAGATCAGGAGTTTTCTCACCAAGACTCGGATCTCTTCACTTCCGTTATGTAATCCGAGGTCGATCGCCAAGAATGTATTAAATCTGGCAGCACAAGCATCCTGTAGCATTTGCAGTTGCTCGTACACCATTAGGTAGTTAGTCTTTGCTCGATCATGAACCACCCACACGAATCCATCAAATATACGTAGTTCAATCCCAGCGTGCACGAGACGACTCCCCCAACTTTGTCTTTTGCTCTGTTCCCTCACTCGATCAACTATATGGCTCCATAACTCCATTCGATCAAACCATGCCTTGGTGACGTCAGCGATCTTGGTTCTAAGGGTCAATCTCTTCTTAATTCTCACAATTTCCTGGGGTCGACAGACACCTTTCACCCAATCTAAGTAACCATTAATCGCCCTTTCGTGAACTACGCTTGCGTCACTCACGATTTCTTCTACGCTTCTTGACTCGACTAGTCGACCTCCATGCCTAAAAAGTGCAGGATATTCACGGGGCTCGACCACC